AGTCCAAGTCCAAGAAGAAGCTATATGGGGAATTGAAGCCACGCCTTCACAGCCCCTGGCTCAAAGGAAAATCTCGCGTTGATGAGGTCGAAGCCTTTGCAGAGAAAATTGGACAGCCATTATTAAAATGGCAATCGCTTATTTTGAAAGACATGCTTACAGTTGATAGTAAAAACATGTTCATCAAGCGCAGCATATTATTGTTAATCGCTAGGCAGTCAGGAAAGAGCCATCTAGCGCGTATGCGTGTCTTAGCAGGCTTATTCTGCTTTGGCGAGAAGGACATCTTGATCATGTCATCTAATCGAGCAATGGCATTGAAGTCTTTCAACATTATGGTGGACATTATCGAACGCAATGATTGGCTTAGATGTCAGCTTAAAGGTGGCGATATAAAGAAGGGCGTGTATCGCACCAATGGTCAAGAGCGCATCATTCTAGAGTCCGGTGGACAAATAGAAGTTGTGGCAGCTACATCCGATGGAGCGCGTGGTCGTTCAGCAGACTTATTGTGGATCGATGAGCTTCGAGAAGTTTCAGAAGTTGCTATGGATGCTTCCAAGTCAGTTACCTTGACTAGAGCCAACTCACAACGACTATTTACAAGTAACGCAGGCGATGCGTTCAGTAAAGTGCTCAATGACTTACATGAACAATGCTTAAACTATCCGCCAAAGTCTTTAGGCTTCTATGAATACAGCGCACCACCATTTTGTGACATTTGGGATCGTAAAGCATGGGCTATGGCGAACCCGTCACTTGGATATTTGATTTCCGAAGAAGCCATTGAAGAAACAATTGCAACATCAACAATAGAAGCTGCAAGAACTGAAAGTTTGTGTCAATGGGTGTCGTCATTGTCATCGCCCTGGACTCCTCACAGCTGGGAAGATATTTGCGACCGTTCTATGGAGATGACTCCTGGACCTTTAACCATGTTCGCCTTTGATATTGACATGAGCCGAAGAAACGCAGCTCTCATGGCAGGTCAGATATTGCCAGACGGTCGAATTGGCGTTGCTTTGGTCCAGACATGGGATTCTCAGATTGCAGTAGATGAATTAAAGATTGCAGCAGACATTAAAGGCTGGTGTGACCAATACAAGCCGCGTGTTGTTCTGTACGATCGTTATACAACGCTGGCAGTAGCCGAAAGGTTGCAGAACTCAGGCGTAATGGTCGAAACAATTGTAGGAGCTGAGTTCTATGCCGCGTGTTCAACTCTCAAAGATGCTATTGACAATAAACGCATTGTGCATGGTGGTCAGGATGTTTTGGACGAACAGATGAACAACTGTGGAGCTAAAAGCACAGACAGTTCATGGCGCATTGTTCGCAAAGCTTCTGCTGGTCCAGTTGTCGGTCCGATTTCGCTTGCCATGTTGGTCAGTCGATTATCTCAACCACAATCAAAGCCACAAATCTTTGCCTAGACACAACGACACGAAATTGTCAAATATTAGACAAAGTGTGGTAAGATGTCTATATGGGTATTTTCTCGCGCAATAAGCCAGAACCAAAATCTTCTATATTAGCCCAGTACGCCCCACAGATTATGGGCGACAATTACAATCTTTACAATTATGGCGTCCTTAGTATTCGCCGCAATGAAGCAATGTCAGTTCCAACTGTTGCTCGATGCAGAAACTTAATTGCATCAACTATCGCATCATTGCCATTAGAGCTTTACCGTAAATCAACTGGCGAAGAACTTGGCTCGCCGCTGTGGCTAGAACAACCATCGATTCATCAGCCACGATCCGTAACGATTGCTTGGACTGTTGATTCATTGCTTATGTACGGTGTTGCTTATTGGCGCGTACTAGAGCAATACGCAGATGATGGTCGCCCATCACGCTTTGAGTGGATTGCTAACACTCGCGTTACATTTGATTTAGATATTCACAATGAATATGTCACAAACTATTATGTAGATGGCTCAGTTGTGCCAATGTCAGGCTTAGGAAGTCTTGTAACATTCCAAGCACTTGATGAAGGTATCTTGTCACGCGGAGCGCGTACTATCCAAGCAGCAATCGACATCGACAAGGCTGCTTCTATTGCAGCTTCTACACCAATGCCAACTGGATACATCAAGAACTCCGGCGCAGACCTTGATCCAAAAGAAGTTCAAGGATTATTAGCTGCATGGAAGTCTGCTCGTCAGAATCGTTCAACTGCTTACCTTACAAGCACACTTGATTACAATGTTGCTCAGTTTTCACCTAAAGACATGATGTACGATTCTGCAAAACAGTTCCTTAGCACCGAAGTCGCCAGAATGTGCAATGTGCCTGCTATCTATGTATCAGCAGACATGAACTCTTCTTATACTTACACAAATGTTCTTGATTCACGCAAAGACTTTGTTGCTTACTCATTACAGCCATTTATCTCAGCGATTGAAGATCGTCTATCTATGGACGACATCACAGCGCGTGGCAATGTGGTCAAGTTCGCAATCAATGACACATTCTTACGCCAAGACCCATTGGCTGAATTATTAGTTATCGAAAAACTGCTTTCACTTGGACTCATTACAGTAGAACAAGCGATGGAAATGACAGACCAGACACCTAACGGAAATGAGGGGATGACATCGTGAAGATTACCTTCGATGCAGCCTTCGCTGCTGATGTTCAAGCATCAAGCGAAACAAGACAAATCAGCGGAAAGATTGTTCCATTAGGAACTGAAACAGGTAACACTTCTGCTGGCAAAGTTATTTTTGAGCGCGGTTCCATTCAGATACCAGAACCAAAGACCGTGAAGCTACTAAGCCAACACGATGTCAAGGCACCACTAGGACGCGCTCAATCTTTTACAGAAACAGATGATGCAATCTTTGCTTCATTTAAGATTAGTAACTCATCACGCGGAACAGATGCGCTTATCCTTGCAAGCGAAGGATTACAAGCAGGACTATCTGTTGGCGTTGAAGTTATGAAGTCATCAAGCAAGAACGGCGTGATCCATGTAACTGCCGCAAAACTCATGGAAGTAAGTTTAGTAACAGAGCCAGCCTTCAAGTCTGCTCAGGTTACTGAAATCGCAGCAGAGGAAGCTGAAGAAGCTGAAGTTGTAGAAGAAACAATCCAACCAACAGAAAGCGAGATAGCTGTGGAGAATACTCCAGAAGCTGTTGCAGCGCCAGAAGTGGAAGCAGCAGCGGTTGAAGCTGCTCGTCCAACTGTGACTGTAACAAACGTGCGCGAGCGCGTAGCACCAATCACATCAGCACAATACCTTGAGGCAAACATCAAGGCTGCACTTGGCGATGACAATGCTCGTCGTACAATCAAGGCAGCAGATGACTCAACATCAACAAACACAGGCTTGACTCTTCCAGGTCACCTACAGACATTCCTCACAGACACCTTCTCAGGTCGTCCAGCATTTGAGGCAGTAACTCGTTCAGCACTAGTTGAGTCAGGGATGTCATTTACTGTTCCACGCCTTTATGTAAATGCAGGTACTCCAAACGTTGCACCAACAGTTGCAGACACTAACGAAGGTTCAGCGCCATCAGAAACAGGCATGACATCTTCTTACGACACAGTAACAGTTGAGAAGTTCTCAGGATTACAGCGCGTATCATTTGAGCTTGTAGATCGTTCATCACCAGCGTTCATGGAACTTATGATGGCTGAACTTCGCAAGGCTTATGAGAAGGCTACTGATGCTGCACTTATCGCATCATTCACAGCTAACGGAACAGCAGCAACAAACGTTGCAACAACAGCAGCAGGACTTCAATCATTCATCTCAGTTGAAGGCGCAGCAGCATACAAGGGAACTGGCGGAGATTTCGCTAACAAGCTTGTTGCTTCAACAGACCAATGGGCAGCAATCGCAGGATACGCTGACACAACAGGTCGCGCACTTTACTCAGCACAAGGCGCAACTTACAACGCATCAGGTAACGCAGTAGCAACTTCTGTTGTTGGTGGCGTACTTGGTACAGACCTTATTGTTGATCACAACATCACAACTTCAGGAATTGCTGATGATTCAGCGTTCTTGGTTGCTCCTAAGTCAGTTTATGCTTGGGAATCTCCAACAACTCAACTTCGCGTCAATGTTCTTACATCTGGCGAAATTGAAATCAACCTTTACGGATACTTGGCACTCTATGTTGCTAAATCAGGTAAGGGTGTACGCCGCTTCGCAGTAGCGTAATCGGTAACTAAGTCGCTGGGGGTAGGGCGCAGCCCTTGCCCTATCCCCAGTCTTTAGAAAGGATTAAGAATGTCACTTTGCACAGTTAGCGAACTTCGCTCGGCTTTAGGTGTTGGCTCACTTTACAATGATGCAACGCTTCAATCTGTATGCGATGCAGCTGATGTTGTAATCCTTCCTATGCTTTGGAATAACTATCAGTTCAATGTAGGGCATAGCAACACAGCCACAACTGGCACTCTTTACTTCGACACATTAGTTGAAGATGTTTATTATGTTGGACAAACAGTTGTCGTATCAGGCAACGGATCAAAGCACAACGGCTCAAAGACTCTCACAGGCGTTGGCGATTACAACATTACCTATAACATCTCAGGCAACAACAACACACCAGCTCCCTATCACCCAGTAAATCCATTGGGTCAGGTCGCAGCAGATACTTATGTTGATTACACACTTGATGCAGCAGTCCAAGAAGCTGCCCTTATGATTTCAGTTGACATCTGGCAGGCTCGTCAGGTATCTAACTCAGGTGGCGTATCGCCGGACTTTACTCCTAGCCCATATCGCATGGGTAACACATTGTTGGCTCGCGTTCGAGGCTTATTAGCTCACGCGATTAGCCCTAACTCGATGGTCGGATAATGTCAGTTGCTCTTACAACTCTTAGAACCACGATTGCATCTGCTTTAGTAGATAACTCATTGTGGCAGACCTTTGCTTTCCCACCAGCAACAGTCTTGGCTAACTCTGTAATTGTCAGTCCTTCTGATCCATATTTAGAGCCTAATAACAATCAGCACAACACGATTGCACCAACAGCGAACTTCAAGATAATTATTACTGTGCCGCTGTTCGATAATGAAGGCAATCTCAATGGAATTGAAACAGCCTTAGTTGGCGTGTTCAATAAACTCGCAGCATCTTCATTAGTTTATAATGTGGGTGCAGTAAGCCAGCCAAGCGTTCTTAACGCAGCATCTGGCGACCTGCTCACCTGTGAGATGTCCTTATCCGTTCTAACCACCTGGAGTTAATATGTCCGAATGGGAACTAGAGAATGAAGCCTTCCTGAAGAAAATCGGGCAGGTAGCACCAGCAGCACCAAAGCCAGCATCTACTAAGAAAGACGAGGAATAATCCTAATGGCTGTATTTCTAAACAATCAGGTCGGCGTTAAGATTAACTCCGTTGATCTTTCAGACCATGTAACAGCAGTAACAATCAACCGTTCATTCGATGAACTCGAAGTAACAGCAATGGGCGATAGCTCACACAAGTTCGTAAAGGGCTTGGAAGCATCAACAGTTACAATCGACTTCCTCAATGACACAGCATCAGCAAGCGTTCTAGCAACACTTCAAGCTGCATGGGGAACAACTGTTACAGCAGTATTCCTACAAACAAAGGGAACAGCAGTATCTGCTACAAACCCTCTTTACACAGTTTCATTGCTAGTCAATAACACAACAGACATCAACGGTGCTGTTGGCGATATTGGTACAATGTCAATCACATTTACTGCTAACTCAACAGTTGCAGTAGCAACAACAGGTTCTTTCTAAACAACTAAACAAAGGGGCACAGCATGGCAAAGTTAAAAGTAACAAGGGCAGATGGATCAGTTGGGGAATACCCAATCACTCCATTGGTGCAATACGGTTTTGAGATTTACGCTAAGAAGGGCTTTCACAAGGCGTTCATCGAAGACCAGAAGCAAAGCGACATCTTTTGGCTTGCTTGGGAATGTATCCGCCGTTCGGGTGAAACTGTTAAGCCATTCGGAGAAGCGTTTATCGAAACATTGACTTCGGTTGAAGTTCTCGATGACGACCCTTTGGCTTAGGGCGCGACTCGATCACCTATCTGATTGCTAAATTAAGTGTCAGACTCGGGATCGCGCCACAACAATTATTAGAGCTAGATGAAGTAATGCTAAAGAACCTAATCAAGGTTCTACAGGATGAAGCGAAGGAGGCGAGAGATGCCAGCAACCGTCAAAGGCGGCGTTGAACTTCGCAAGGCACTTCGCAAATTCGCACCAGAATTAGGTAAAGAAACACAGAAAGAAATTGCTAGCGTTCTTAAGCCAGTTGTAAAAGAAGCTAGAGGATTCGTCACTACCTCGCCCTTAAGCAACTGGGCTAGAGAAGGTGGCAAGTTTCCTGTGTTTAACGCTTCAATCGTTAAGCGTGGCATTGGCTACAAGACAACACCATCAAAGCCTAACCGCAGAGGCTTTACAGCATTAGCACAGATTCGTAACCGTTCAGCAGCAGGTGCTATCTATGAAACAGCAGGGCGCCGCGCACCAGGAACAAAGCCATCATCACGCCCTAACTTTGCTCAGGCAATGGGCCCGTTATCTGGTTCAGGCAAAGAGCGTGGAAGATTGATTTACAATGCTTGGGAGAATGACAAAGGCAACGCAACAAAGGCTGTGCTTAAAGCGATAGACAACGCTGGAAAGACTTTTAATCGAATGGTGGGAACTCGCTGATGGCTAATGTAGTAATTGATATTGCAGCCGAATACACCGGCAATAAAGCATTCAAGCAAGCAGAAACTGCTACACAAAGATTAGAGAAAAGCGTTGCTAAGTTAGGTAAGCAACTTGCTGGAGTCTTTGCTGCTTCTAAGTTATACGCATTTGGAAAGAACGCAGTTAAGGCTTTTGCAGCTGATGAGAAGGCTGCACGATCATTAGCCCTAGCCCTAGCCAATACAGGCAACGCCTTTGCTTCCATCGAGGTTGAGAAGTTTATTGGTGACTTACAACGCGCTACGGGTGTTTTAGACGATAACCTTCGCCCAGCCTTTAGAACTTTACTTACAGCCACAGGCGATGTTAAGAAGTCACAGGATGGCTTAGCCCTAGCCCTAGATATTGCAGCTGGTACAGGCAAAGACTTAGGCGCAGTATCTTTGGCACTAGCAAAGGCTTATGGTGGGCAGACAACAGCCCTCAGCCGTTTAGGTGCAGGGTTAGATAAAGCCACTCTTGCATCTGGTGACTTAGACCTAATCACTAGCGAATTAACAAAGAAGTTCTCAGGTCAAGCACTTGCTGCTGCCGAAGGCTATTCAGGTGCTATTGCCAAGCTAGCAGTTGCATCAGCTAACGCAAAAGAAATTATTGGTAAAGACCTTCTAGATGCTATGCAGATGATTGCTGGCAAAGATGGTATTGGCGGAGCAACAACAGCAATGGAAGGTTTTGCCACTCAAATTGGTAATGCAATCTATGGCATTGGTGTTCTTACAAAGGCAATAAAGTCTTTGCCAGGTGCAGGATTTATTGGTGATGTTTTATCTGCTGGTACTCAAATCTCAGGAATAGGACTTCTTTCTAGATTAGGTGCATCAAGCAAAGCGCGTTCAGCAGGCACTCCAGCCCAATCGCCTGGACAACGCAAGGCAATCGATAAAGCCAACGCTGATGCGCTTAAACTTCAAAAGTCCAAAAACACTTTATCCAAAATTGATAACGATAATACTGCTAGAAAACTTGTACTTACAGGCGACCAGTTAGCCCTTTTAGAACTAGAAAAGAAGTTCGATGTAGAGCGCATTGGTTTATTTACAGCTCTTAATCAAGCAACTGATTCTGAAACAAAGATGCGCCTTCTATCCCTCATTGCTATCAAGGATCAGAACGCTGCTCTTGCTGGTCAAATCATGAAGGCTAACCAGACAACAGATGCTTTAGAAGCATTCCGTCAAGCCATTCTTGCATCCATTAAAGCCTTGCTAGATAAGGTAAAGGCAGAACTTGCACAACTGCAAATGCTTACAGGTAATACACCGCTTCAAACACAAGTAGGAACACCAAGCAGTTATGTAGGCGGCACTTATCTTGGACCAGATGTTTATCAAAGCACACTTGGCGATATTGGCTTGGGCAACAAGTTGAACAAAATGGATAGAGAAATGGTTGTCACTATTAACGCCACAGGCATAGGCGACCAACAAATTGCAGCAGTCGTCCAAAATGCAATCCAAGACCTTAATAGATTTGGAAGTTCAACGACTTACGCTGGAGCAATTTAGTGGCAACTCCAACGATCAATGCAACCATTAACTTCTCGACTGGTCCATCTTTTGCTCAGGCGTTTATTATTGGTTCAGGTATCTTTGGAGTAAATGTTCTAGCTGATAGCACAGCAGTTATTGTCGATGTATCAAATCAAGTCGATAGAGTAGATACCACTAGAGGGCGCAATGCTCAGGCAGACCAATTCCAGACAGGTCAGTTGAGCCTTCGCATTGTGGATCAGAATGGTGACTTTAACCCACAGAATGTGTCTGGTCCATATTACGGACTTCTCAATCCAATGCGTAAGGTTCAGATAACTGCAACTTGGAACTCAGTCACCTATCCAATCTTTTCAGGCTTTATTACTGGGTACTCAACAACAACGCCCAAGTTCTCAGGCGATATTGTTTATACAACTATCACAGCAGTCGATGCTTTTCGATTAGCTCAGAACGCACAGGTTTCAACCGTTACCGATTCAGGTGCAGGTCAGTTATCAGGTACTCGCATCAATAAGATTCTTGACCAAATTGGATGGCCTGCATCCATGCGTGATGTCGATGCCGGACAGACAACCTTGCTAGCCGACCCTGGTAGCCCTAGAACAGCCCTAGAAGCCATGCAGACGGTCGAACTCTCAGAGTATGGCTCTTTATATGTAAATGCTTCTGGTGAGTTCGTATTCCAAGACAGAGCCTTTACAACTAGTAGTGTCGATGCCACGCCAGTTGTCTTTAACGATGATGGCACAGGCATCCAATACTTCAATGCCTTATGGCTTCTCAACGATGTGCTTATTTACAACTCAGCCCAGATTACTCGCACAGGCGGAGCAACCCAGTCAGCCATTAACCAACCATCTATTGACAAGTATTTCATTCACTCATATAACCAACAGAACCTATTGATGGACTCAGATGCAGATGCGTTGAACTATGCACAGGCTTATGTGGCATCTAGAGCTGAAACCACAACTCGATGTGATGCCATTACCCTTGACCTTTACACAGCCAATTATGATGCAGGCATTACAGCAGCACTCGACCTAGAGTTCTTTGATCCAGTAACTATTACTACAACCCAGCCTGGTTCATCGACTCTCACCAAAACATTACAGGTCTTTGGGGTTGCTCACAGCATTACCCCTAATTCTTGGAAAACCCAATTCACCACCCTAGAACCAATCATCGATGGATTCATCATTGGATCATCTTTATACGGTATTCTAGGAACTAGCGTTTTAAGTTACTAAGGAGATATAATGCCAACTTTTCCAGCAGCCACAGGTGATGTGCTTACAGCCAACATGTATAACGGCTTGACTGCCTTCACAGTTGGCACAGCTAACACAGCGGACTACACAGCAGTCCTAGCTGATCAATACCAAGTCTTACAGATTATGAACAAGGCAACTGCTATCGCCTTCAAGATACCAACTAACGCCTCTGTTGCTTTCCCTATTGGCACAGTTATTACTGTTCTCAATATCGGTGCTGGTACTTGCACAATCTCAGCAGTCACATCAGGCACAACAACAGTCCTAAGTGCTGGAGCAACAGCAGCATCTCCAACCCTTGCGCAATACAAATCAGCAGCCTGCATTAAAACTGCTACAGATACTTGGTATGTCGTAGGTGCTGTTGCATAATGCTAAATACTATTTCAGGGCTGTTATCGGGTGGGGTTGCTCCTACCGATTATGAGTCTATATCAACTCAAACGGTTGGCGGCGGCGGTTCTGCATCTATAACTTTTAGTTCTATTCCTAGTACCTATACTCATCTTCAAATTAGATTTATTGCATTAGGTGGGGCGTCTTATCGTTTAGCATCTCAGTTTAATTCTGATACAGGTGCTAACTACTCTTGGCACGCTTTACAAGGCAGCGGAAGTACAGCAACTGCCGATGCTGCTACATCCGCAACTTCGATGAAAGTCGGGGAAACGATTGCAACTTATCCGACTGTTGGAGTAATAGATATTCTTGATTATGCAAATACTAACAAATATAAAACAATAAGAATTTTAGAAGGTTTTGATGCTAATGGTTCTGGCTATATCCAGTTATTTTCTGGTAACTGGCGTTCTACTTCTGCTATCACAAGTATTACTTTAGGTACTTTAATTTCAGGAAGTATGAACCAATACTCATCCTTCGCTCTGTATGGGATCAAATAATGGCTACTACATATACACCTATTGCTACTCAAACTTTGGGAAGTGCCGCAGCAAGCGTGACCTTTTCATCTATCTCAGGCAGTTACACAGACCTCGTTGTAGTGGTCAATGCTGGCGCAGCAGGAGTAACTGATTTATGTATGCGTTTTAATGCAGATACAGGTACTAATTATTCTCGTACACAATTACGAGGAACAGGCAGCGCTGCAGACTCAGAAAGAAACTCATCAACTTCAAGAATAGTTATTGGATCAATTTATACAGGTATAACAACTACATCGATTATTAACATTCAAAACTATTCAAACTCAACAACCAATAAAACTGCAATTTCACGCATTGGTCAAGCTGGTGGGTATGTTATTGCATCGGTTGGTTTATGGCGTAATACAGCTGCAATTACAGAAGTTTTAATCAACGGCGATGGCACTAATCTTTCAGCAGGCTCAACTTTCACCCTCTACGGAATAAAGGCGGCATAATGGCTGATACATTTGTTAAAATTGCTACTGTAACTGTTGGTGCTGGTGGGGCTAGCAGTATAGATTTTTCATCTATTCCTAGCACTTACACAGATTTACAGGTTGTATTTTCTACACGGGTTTCAGGTTCAGGAAACTACCTTCAATGTAATGTTGGAGTCAATGGACAAGGTTCTGGAACTAATATAACTGCCCGTACTTTATGGGGAGTTGGCACAACAGTAGGAAGTAATACTTCCGAATATGGTTTTCACTCAACGGGTTCATCTGCTACTGCATCTACTTTTGCCAATGCGTCTATCTATTTTCCAAACTATGCAGGTTCAACAAATAAGTCTTATTCAGTAGATGATGTAACTGAAAACAATGCGACTGATGCTGTTAGACACTTTACCGCTGGATTATGGTCGCAGACTGCCGCCATCAACCAATTAACATTTACTCCATCATCAGGCTCATTTGTCCAATACTCAACAGCAACCCTTTACGGCATTTCCAAATCATAAGGAGAATAAAATGGCAGATACAAAAATCATCGTGAACTGTGAAACAGGCGAGGTTCAAGAACTCGAACTCACAGCCGAAGAAGTAGCACAACGCGAGGCAGATGCAGCAACCTACGCTGCACAGAAGGCGCAAGAAGATGCAGACAAGCAGGCTAAGGCAGATGCTAAAGCCGCTATTGCAAAGCGACTTGGCTTAACTGCTGATGACTTGGCAACACTTTTAGGATAATGAAACCCCTACTGTGCAAGGCTGGTCAGCAACTTCGTGAACAAATTGACGATAGTTTTCCTGACCGTGACCGTAAGAGCGATGGTTGGATAGGCGATGCCGCACACTCCAATCGTAAGAGTGACCACAATCCCGATCCGACTAACGGAGTCGTCCGGGCTATTGATGTGGATAAGGACTTCGACTCACGCCCCAGCACAGGTGCTTATCTTGCCGACCAGATACGCGAATGTGCCAAGAAGGACAAACGAATCGCATATGTTATCTACGCAGGAAAGATTGCCAGTTCTAAAAGAGCTTGGCGTTGGCGTACTTACGATGGGGTTAATAAGCACGATCACCATATTCATATTTCATTCACTAAAGAAGGCGACCAAAACGGTAGCTGGTTTGATATACCGATGCTAGGAGCAGACAGATGATGCAAGACATTAAAACAGCAGCAGGCTCATGGGCTAGAGCGTTTTTAGTAGCAGTTCTTTCATTAGCAGCTGCTGGAGTAACAGAGCCAAAGGCGTTAATTGCTGCCGGACTCTCTGCTTGCTTACCACCAATTATTCGTTGGTTAAATCCTAACGACTCAAGTTACGGCATTAAAAACTAATGAACGCCCTTAACTGGGCGGCTCTAGCAGTTGCAGTTATCTCTATCGTTACTGGCTTTGCAGGATCAGTCCGCTGGCTAGTCAAGCATTACCTAAATGAACTAAAACCTAATGGCGGTTCATCAATGAATGACAGATTGAATCGACTTGAAGGGCGTGTCGAAACAATCATTTCTTTATTGGAGAGGTGACAATTTACACATGGCAAGAAAAGCAACTCAGAAGCTAGTGGATGAAGGTTATTCCAAACTAGATGCGTGGGCTATTGGTGTGCATGAAATGTATCGTGCATTGCGCCGCGCAGGCTTCCCAGTTGATTTGGCACTTGGCATAGTTACTGAACCTCAGGCTTATCCTAACTGGATACTTCCATCGCCTATTAACCCAAATATCCCAGAGCCAGACTGGTATGACGATGAGGATGAATGAAAAGAACTGTTGTAGTTCCAGACTTACAAGTTCCCTATCACGATCCAATAGCAGTAAAAAATGTTGCAGCGTATATTAAAGCTGTACGCCCCGATTCTGTCGTCACTCTCGGTGATGAAATCGACCTACCACAGATTTCCCGATGGACAGAAAACACTCCAGGATGGTACGAACAAACACTAGCTGCTGACAGAGATGAAGCAGTCGAGGTTCTCTGGTCATTAGTTGAACACACCAAAGATGCTCACATGATCCGAAGCAATCACACAGACCGTCTTTACAATGTCATTATGAAGAAGATTCCAGCCTTCTTGGCATTGCCTGAGTTGCGCTTCGAGAAGTTTATGAAGCTCGATGAACTAGGCATTACCTATCACAAGAAGCCCTACGCGGTCGCTAGAGGCATTATTGCCCTACATGGTGATGAACAGTCCGTCAAGCCCACACCTGGTCTTACAGCCCTTGAGGCGGCTCGTAGGCATGGTATTAGCGTTATATGTGGACACACTCACAGAGCAGGTCAATCAGCCTTTACAGAGGCTTCTGGGGGCAAAATAGGGCGTATCCTGAGAGGGTGGGAAGGTGGGCATCTCATGGATGTCAGGCAGGCTCATTACACTAAAGGCACAATGAACTGGCAACAGGCATTCATAGTCATCGAGGAAATCGGGACAAACGTGCAGGTCAGCATCATTAACCTAGAGAAGGACGGTACTTTCGTTGTGTCAGGTAAGAGATACGGGCGCGCTCGGTAACGATGTCCTACGGGATATTGATGACCAGATGGATGACTCAGAATTGTTACCGTTTCGTTATCTAAATCTACTGAATAAATCCCACTAGCTGTGCGACACTTTTCCTGTTCCTGAAATACAGGACAAGAAAGGGCTATATGAACTCTTTAACAATCCTTACAGTTGTTGGACTTTGCTTAGCAAATTACTTCACATTTAGATGGGGTCAGGAAACTGGCTACGATCAAGGGCTGGTCGATGGTCGCAAAGCTGTACGCAAGTATTATGAGCAGGTGGGTAAGTGAAAGCAACCGAGGCACTTATCAATGCAATCGACATTATGCAAGATCGTGGCAAGGTCTACGGTCATCCGAAAATTAACCAAGGTCGCATCGCTGCGAGGTTATCCTGTCTACTTGATTACCCAATCACAGACGCACAAGCTGCTCTTGCAATGGTCGAAGTCAAACTCGCCAGAATCACAGAAACCCCAAGCCACGAAGATTCTTACATCGATGCAATAGCCTATTTGGCGATAGCAGTCCAACTACAAACAGAGGCAGATGAACTTTATGTTTAATCTAGAAGATTACGAAACAGTAGAAGTAAGACTAGAGAAGTTCATCAAGGACTTCCCAGATTTCCGCGTTGAAACGGAGTTAGTGAGTTTCCAGAATGACCGATACATTGTTAAAGCATGGATTTATCGTACTTTCGCTGATAGCACGCCGTTCGCCAGCGGGCTCGCTGAGGAAACGATTAGCAGTCGAGGCGTTAATGCAACTAGCGCATTGGAAAACTGTGAAACTAGCGCGATCGGCAGAGCACTTGCGAATGCTGGTTACGCAAGCAAGGGTAAGCGACCAAGTAAAGAGGAAATGGTTAAGGTCGCAAGAACAAAGCTTGCAGACAAACCGAAAGAATATATCCCTGTCGTAAATGAAGATGATCCTTGGACAATCAAGACTGTTGCAATGCCTACAACTTCAGCTGAAGCAGTCGCTGTTGTGAAGGACATTATAGGCGGCACAACTGACAAGGATGTTCCTCGTTGTCCTCATGGTGAAATGCATTGGGCTCATGGAATGACAAAGGCTAACAAGCCTTGGGGTCATTTCAAGTGCATGGCAGCAGCTACGGGTGAAATGAATCGATGCCCTAAGGGTGAAGATGTAATTTGGTATGAAATAAGTCCGGAAGGCAACTGGAGACCACAGAAGGTAAGGGCATAACTATGGGCGAAATGGTAATCTTTGATGATGGCACAGCAACCATCATGGGCGGAGAGCTCACAGAACCGCAAGATATTGTTATCTTTTGCGATCTTTGCAATGAACCTGTGGCTATTACTCCAGAGGCTAATGACCAGGTATTTGTTACCTGTCTGAGATGTCATGCAGTTAGCCATATTGCACTTAAAACATCGAAAGAAGCTGAGGAAGAATGACCACAGCCTACATGCCAGTATCTAAGACAGATGACTGGGCTACTCCACAGTATTTATTCGATGAGTGGAATGCCAAGTATCACTTTGATTTAGATGCAGCAGCTTCAAGCACGAATTACAAATGTGATAACTGGTATGGCTTAGACCACCCAGAAGAATCAAAGCGTGATGGCTTGGCTCAGGCATGGACAGGCACAACATGGGTGAATCCGCCTTATGGCCGAGTTCTGAATCAATGGGTTGGACACGCAGCAGAGCAGCTAAGCCCTGTCGTCATGCTTTTACCAGCTAGGACAGACACTCGTTGGTTTCATTCCTATTGTATAAATCAGCGAATTACATTTATCAAAGGGCGCGTTAAATTTGGTGGTAGTTCCTTTGGTGCGCCGTTTCCTAGCATGATTGTTGAGTTTCATGGCTAATCACAGGCGCAATAGAGGCTTAGCAACCGAAAGGCTAGTCGCTGACTACTTGAGGGAGTGGTGGCAATACGCTACGGTTGGAAGAGGTGCAGATCCGTCTGGTGACATCGTTAATCTTCCTTTGGATGTGGAAGTTAAGGGTGTAGCCAAATTCGCACCGCTAGCATGGCTTCGCCAAAGCAAGGCAAGGACAACTAAGAGTGGGAAACTTGGGGTGGTTGTTCTTCGCTGTAATGGTCAAGGGACATTAGTGTCTGAGTATGCGGCACTATTACCGTTACACGCTTTGGTGGAGCTACTGCTACGAGCAGGTTATGACAAGATTCCTTTAGAGTTAAATCCCATCAGATGTAATAAATGTGGTGGTTGGATCATTGAGAAAATGGAGTGCAAAACCTGTGAGAAAGAAGCGACTAATGCCAATGTATGAATATCGTTGCCCTATTTGTAATACTCAAATGGAGCTTGAATTGTCTATGGATCATGACTTAGTTCGATGCACAGATTGTGGCGCACAGGCTAATCGCATCTATTCAGTACCTGGCTTAGTGTTCAAGGGTACTGGCTGGGGTAAGGACAAGAATTGAATAACGACACGATTCTTGTTATTGCTAGGGGGCTATGGGCTGCCTATGAGACAATGCTTCCTGATACTCCAGCAAGGGTGGCAAAGGTTGTCATTGCTAGCCTAGAACAGAACGGATACCAAATAAATGGGAAAACTGAGCGATGAGCATTACACGCCAAAATGGATATTTGATAAATTAGAAATAGAATTTGATTTAGATGTAAGCGCGCCTGAGGGTGGCGTTCCTTGGATTCCAGCTAAAAATTATTACACAGAAGCACAAAACGGCTTAGAAATGCCTTGGTTTGGCAATGTGTGGATGAATCCGCCATATAGCAAGGTAACCCCATGGGTCGATAAATTCCTAGAAAACAACAACGGGATTTGCCTTCTTGTTGTTTCTCGTTCAAAGTGGTTTAAAAAGTTATGGCTAGCAGCCGATGGCATATTGCCTAGTCCGCCTGATCTTAAGTTTGAGCGCCCCGATGGAATTAAACCAGCAGGCATTAGCTATCAAACCTTTATGTTTGCGCTTGGTAAAGCTAATGCTGAAGCTTTAAAAAAGTTAGAAGGAAGAGTCCGATAAAACGAAACGCCGTTCTGACCTGCGGTTTTAGTTAGGAGTTTGACATGAATGGTACGCTAACGGCTAGAAGCCTTCAGGGCTTCAGCGCAAGCCCGCGAGGGCTAGCTTGCGCGGTAGCACTAGCTATTGGGCTATCTCTATTCTTGCCCATGGAGCAAGCATCACAGGCTTCAATAATGCCTACTAAACGAATTACATCAAAAGAGTATGCAAGAGGACAATTAACAGTTAAGAATTACAAATGTATAGCTGTTCTATATGGAAAAGAATCAGCATGGAAGTGGAAAGCAGTAGGTAATCTC